TTTCAATATTTGGTCACGAAGGGACACGATGTTTCTCCTATTTTGTTTGGGGGTACTTTGACCCACGGTTTGTTTTATTTAGTTGTTAGAAAGTGGTTCTTGTTACTGCGCCTGTTACTTGTAGTTCCAAAGAATAGGTGACTACATCGCCTACTGTTGGGTTTACTTCGTAAGAAGTTACAAGACATTCGCCTGTATATTTGACACTTCCTGATGCAGTTCCTTGTGGTCCTGCTTCGAATGAAGCAGAAGTGTTAGTTCCTGCAATTTGTGCATCAATCAATGTTGTTAAATGGTTATCAACTGTTGTGTCGAAAGAACCAGATACAGAGATTGTTGCATCTGCTAAACCTACAATGTAAGTTTTGCTTGAGTTACCGAAACTTGTGGTTTCACCTGTTTCGATTGCTCTTGATACTGTTACATCATTAACGGTATCTGAAATGTTAGTTAAAGTACCTGCTGAATTATCAAGTTTGAAACTAGCATTTTTGCCATGACTAAATGTTGGCATTGTTTATCTCCTTGCTGCTGTTATTGTGTACGAATAAGATGCTGTTCCAGCAGTTGTTGCTACTGCTCTTAAGTAGCGATTAACTGATGTTGTGACAACTACTCGTTCACTTGTTGTGGCACTTCCACCGACTGAAGCAAATGTTGCTACATCGCTGAAAGTTGAATCGTTTGCTGATGCTTGAACTTTGAATGTGTTAGCACTTCCATTTGAATTAGAAGTCACATGTAAATGGAATATTCCACCATTTGATAGTGTGCTTCCAAAATCAACTGAAGATGCTGTTCCACTTCCAGTTCTAGTGTCGCTTACAAGGTTGTAGCCTTGGCGAACTCCACCGTCTGCTTGAAATGCCGAACTTATTGCTACGACATCTGCGACTGGCATTGATATTTCATAGGCAGTCATATCACCTTGAGCAAGTATCGCTCTACTACCTATTGCTGTTCCTTCTGGTAAAACTGATAGAACATTGTCTTCTTGCAAAACACGACCAGATAAAACTGCATCTGATGCGTTTGCTGAACCATCAAACATGCCTGATAAAGAAAGACCACCATCATCCATTCCTACAATGTATGAACGGCTAGTACTACCAAAAGTTGTTGTATCGTTTGCTTCTATTTCGCGTGTAACGGTGGCATCGTTCAGATATGGTGACATATCTGTTGCATTCAAAAATACTGCTGTTTTTTTTCCATGACGGAATGTAGGCATTGGTTAAAGCACCTTCCTGAAGACATGATGCAACCCTGCACCACCTTCTAGGACACAAGGTCACGCTTCAGGTTGGTTAGGGGTCACATGGACACGCATGTTAATAATATCGTGAATTAAAGGGTGATTTAGTTTTTATGTCTTAACTATTTTTACTAGATAAAACTTCCATCTGCATGGTCAAAGTAGTAACTTTCGTTTTTTTCTTGAGCAGATTGTTCTTTACATTTGTGAGCAAATGGAATCAATTTTTGTTTGTAAGCAGATTTAGTTGAAACATAATCTGGTTCTGTTAAATACCATTTACCTTTTTTTGATTGTCTCCAATATAAACCTTCTTGACCACATCTTTTACAAGTCACACTTTTCATGACTCCCCTTTCCCTACATTCCTATCTTACTAAACTAGGGTTTAGAAGTCAAGTTTCTTTGAACTCTTTCTTGTCTGATTTCAGCCAAAGTAAGCCAATAACCAATTCCATCCACCGTGTTATCTAACTTAGGATTACCAATCTCCCGAGCCATCTTCATCCCAACCATACACAAAGCCACCTGCTCGGCTGTAATAGAAGTTTTTAAGATAACTGACCAAATCTTTGCTGCCCTATCTAAATTGTCTAAAGGATGCCCATAATCAGCGTTCCTGTCATCAAAAACAAGTTTCTTTGCATAATCTGCAATATCTTCTGGACTCATAAGACGGCTAAATCCGACCAACCTTTCTTGTCATGATTACCCACCAATAATGTCATAGTACCGGGCGAACTCCAAATCGCATTCGAGTCGGCAAACCATTTACTGCCACCATCTGTTGAACCATCGCTGTCAAGGCTTGGTGCTTGAAATCTTGTAAACATGCCAAAGTCATCTACTTTAATATGATGACGATGCCCACAAAACCACAATCTTGGTTCAACTCCATGGTCTCTAAGAAGTCTAAGTGTTTGACCTCTTAACCATTCAAATTCTTTACCTTGAATTTTGTGACCATGCGTGAAAGCACAATTGATTCCTGAAAGATTAACTTGAAGATTCATTTGGTCATGTGGAATATGCCAATCATCAATAAGTTCTTCTTTATCTAATATGCGTTGTAACGCATCTGCAAGAAAACCATCAGCAGAATCCGAATCGCTAGTTACGGATTTCCCATTTCGTCTGGTCCATTCCCCATGGTTTGATAAAACTGAAATAAATTTTTTCTTAGGTGCAAGATGTGCCATGCTTGTTACACCTAAAGTCCATAAATCTAATGCTGTTAAAAGTTGTTGTCTTAATGTTCCTTGTACGGTGAATAACTGGCTTGAATAATGACCATCACAATTTTCAATTGGGTCTCCGAGATTTACAAAAGCAATTTGTTCAATGTTTCTTCCATTCTTTTTCAACTCAAGAATACGATTATAGGTTTTGTTGAACGAGTCTTGAACTCTCTCTATTGTTGCATCAATGCCACCTGATGCCGATTTGTATAATTGCCAATCACTCCACAACACCACAAAAGTTGAAGGTGTTTCTGTTGATTTTGTTACAACTGGTTTATATTTCTTGATTGATTTACGAATCTCATCAATATCTTTATCTGTAATTGTTGGAACTTTTTTACGAATAAAAGTTGCACGATACGAGTAGAGAAAAATGACATCTCTATCGCCATTTTCTAATCTTTTTGAACTCTGCCATTTCGACATCCGAACCTTGTCATCAAGGATTGCAAAATGGTTCGGGTCAAGCCCAAAAGATAAAAGAATTGAATCCCAATCAGTAATTGGTTCGGTGAGTGTACCTGTGTTGATTTCAACTTGGTCTTGTTGTAGTTCTGCCCAAGGTTTAGAACTTTGCCCAACAACATCTTCAACATTGTCATCTATATCAATCCCATGTTTAATTCTATAATCTTCTAATGCTTTCTCGGCTTCTTCTTTAGTTTTGTAGTGACCTAAAGTTTTCCAACCATCTGAACGACCAGTCCTAGCACGAAATGTCCCATTTTCTCTTTTTTCAACTGTTCCGTAACTTCGTATCTCTTTCACAAGAGTCTCCCTTTACTGGTTTGAATTAGATGCTTTACATCTTCCACATCTGATTGACCAAGGGCGCGTGACGAACTCTGCGAGTAATCTTTTGCATCGCCAGCATCTTGGTTCACTATCTAATTGTGTACCCTTACCGTACGCATCTCTGGTATTGTCCATCGGTGTGTCTAAAGTTCAACATGACATCTAAAGTTAGACGAAATAATTGGTCTACTATTTTTATCAACACCCATAGGCATAATAGAACCAACTGGTTCAATCCTTAAAATTCTTAAACTATTTATTGTCTGGTTAGCAACTGAAGATAACAAAATTCTTGCACCGTCTGCTGCATCTCGGGCTGTCGGATAATCGTCACGACTTGCTCTGAATAATAATTGAACTGATGGTCTATCAATCTCGATACCTGCTGTACCCATAGTGAACATAGGTGCTAAACCTTCGTATTCAAAAACACCAATGCAAACATCTGGGGTTTCTGGAAGAACGCCAAGAAAAATATTTGTACCTAAAGTACCTTTGTTGTTAGTTTGTAAATATGTTCCCACGGCTTCAAGAACTGTACTCATCGAGGTAACTCTTTTCTCATCATGTGTGTAATTCTAATAGCAAGATTCTTAATAATGACTGGAACTTGACGATATAAAGGTGTTTCTAAATATTTTGCTTGAGTTGGGGCAATATGTCGAGCATAAAGATTCTCATGAACATACAAAGCGTAAGATGCAGCAGGACCACCATAAGTTACACGAACAGAAGTTCTGTTATGTTCTTTCTTTGGAGCATGAACCATACCTGATGCTCGTAACGCACCTGTATCTACTGGAACAATTTTTTGGGATTCATTAAAAATAACATTTGCTTCTTCATAAAGTGCCTTGTCTAAAAGTTCAGGCATGTTTGATGGAATCTCATTTAATGCTTTCGCTAAAGCAACAATGTCTGGGCTGTTGATATAAAAATTATTATTTTTTGTTGCCACTATTTACCAAACTTTACTATTGTATGATGGTCTCCATCTTCATCTTTCGACTGGTCAACACCATAAATAATTGCTTCTGAATTATCTGGAAGAGTCATACGACTTGTTAAATTAACAGACAATAAAGGACCAAAAGTTAAAAATTTTCCTGTGAAAGTAAACTCTCTTTGGTCATCTGTACGAACTGCAATATCGTCATAAATAAGTCTGCCTTGTTTAGTGTATGGAGTACCATAAGTTCTTTTACCATAATTATCTACTGCCGTACCATTACGGAAAGTAACCGTATCTGGCATCAACTCACTAAACTCTGGGTCAATTGCCATAGTTAATCAACCGAATCTGAACTTAAACCTGAACTTGGATTATCAAACTGACCTAAATAGAAATCTGTTGTTGGTGTGAAAGCATCACGATTAACTGTTGATTCAATTGCTTGAGCATTGATTGTTGGTGTTGGTGGTGATAAACGCATTCTTTGGTCAAACAATGATTTAGCCAACTCACGATATTGTTTGGCTTTGCTTTGGAAAGACTTTGATATAGAAATATCTCCAACTGTTTTAGAAATATTATCTGCATCTCTAGTAAATTTAGATGCAATAACTTCTGCACCTGCTCTAGCAGATTCATAGGTTGAAGACCAAGTTGAAATAAGATAAGAAATTTCTTCATCTGTTAAAAGAACATCTGTTGAATCTGTGTCATTCAATAAAAAACGGATAGCATCACGCTGACTCGCTGATGGTGTACCTGAGTATGTGAAAGTCATTACAGAATCAATCCTTTGAACTGACGAATAGGAGATTCGATTGCTGATGCACCATTGTGGTAAACCATGCAAGAAATCGGTGTTCCTATTTTAG